ATACGTCATGTAAAGAGATTATGTGCACGTCTATTACTTTTAATTAAGTGCCACTATTGATATACTTAAAAAACAAAACTATTAAGTGCCACTAATGACTAGATGAACAAAATTGCTCTAATATGAAAAAAGTAAATGATTTAGAAGTTACCATTGGTGACAAGACTTACGTCATAGAGGTAAAATCAGAACAAAAGAAATTAAGAGATAAAAATTACAAGCCTAATGAGATTGATTTAGGCGATGGAGAAATAGGTCTTGAAGAATGGAGAAATTATTGGGAAGACCCAAGCTTTATTAAATTATTAACTGAAGATGCAAATGTTAAGAAATTAATAATGGATAATTTTGGCTCACTTGACATAGCAGTAAAAGAAATCAAAAAATATAAACCTCAAACTCCACTTGCTAAAGCTATGGTGCAAGTTAGAAAAGCAACTCAGCCTCTTAAAGAAACTATGGATAAAATTAGTATGCCTCAAGAAGTCATAGATAAACTAGCCAATAAAAATATTCATTCAATTAAAGATTTATTAGAAAATCATCAAACAGAAGAAACTGGATTTACACCTCCAAAGCAACATATTCAATTTGCTATAGATAGCACTAAAGCAGATGCAAAAAAGATTGGAATTACTTACGAAGAAATGTGCGAGTGGAATAGCAAAGGTGGAGGAATAAATAAAAAAACTGGTGACAGGTGGTATTTACTAGAGGACAAAGACTTTAGATATGGTTTTAAATGGGTAAAATTAAAAAAACTAAAATCAACTTCTTTTCTTGGAAGTTTAATTAAAGAACGTAAATTAACTACTATTCCAACATTAGATTTAGCTACTCACTTAAAAGGTATGAAAGCCAATAAGAAAGCTCCATACGATAGATTACCAATAACTGGAACAGGTTTAAAATCATATATGGATAGACAAAAACCACCTCTCAAAAGTCCAGTAGATGTTATTAAAGCCTTTAAAAAAGATAAGTCTTTGAAGGTTAAATCTTGGGAGAATTTAGTCTGGTTTTTAAGACAAATGAACTATGAGCCTGATGAAGTTTTTGAGTATGCACTAACAGCAGTATCAAACACTAAAGAACGCTGGAATAGACATAGAATTTTCAGGGAATTTGAGAAGAATGAATCTGGAGCTATTGAAGATATATGTAAATATTATAAAACACATTTAAAATCTAAACTTCCATTAAAAAGTTTTTATGGTAATGATTTTTTTAAAGATTGGTGTATCAACAATAATGTTTATTTTGGTAGTGAAGAAAATTTTAGACAATGTTTAAAGGGTATGGTTAAAGCCTTTAATAAGAAATATCCTAAAAAAAAGATTCCAGAAAAACTTAAGTAAGACTCCAGATTCCAGACTCTAATATGCACTAAAGTACCCGTATGTAGAAGATAAAACATTATCTTCGAGCAGATGGTTTACCTAATTTTACCAATGGTGATATATCTGCTTAAAATAAGAGTTTTTAGTCCGCAATGTTTATTACGAAATTAATTTGGACTTGGCGTTCTCTAGGCCTATTCAATATGTTATAAGATAAACGAAGGAGGCAACATGACTTTATATACACTAGTTTATAATCCTAAGCTTATGTTTAATGGAAAAACTACAGAAGACCTTTATAACGATGCAAACCAAGTTCTTGCTGATATGGAAGACTTTAAAAATTTAGGATGCAAGGCTGTTAATCAAAATGGCATTATTTCATTTGAAAAAGAAGCAACTGACGAAGCAGACATTTTAAAGTGTAAAGAATTAGGTTTTAGAAAATAATAAAACTCACCACAGTTCAACTGTGGAATTAAAACAGCATCACGACTCGGCTGTGGAACGCATAAGTTTACAGATTCTCTAGGAGCTCTATAATAGAATTATCTTTGAAACAAAAATATTTTTTTCAAAGTGTTTGAAGTGAGCTAGAATTGTTACTGAAATATATCAAAAATAATCATAACAGTTTTAGTTGCTAACGCAAGCAGAATAAAATCTTACTTTCTTTCTTTCTGTTTCTGTCTCACTTCAAACTTTATTAACTTGTTCGTAAAAAGTTCGGAGAATGTTCTATTGCGAACATAGTCATAAATGAGATAGGAGGATTCTAATTATGACAGACATAACAAAGTACAAAAATGTAAGTTTATCTAAGGAAACTTATATTCGTTTAAAGAAGCAGTCGAAAATGATTGTCGATGTTGATTTGAGCATCAGTAAAACAGTTGAGTTAGCTTCGAATCTACTTGAAGATATAATTTCTGACCCAGCTTGGGTAAGACCTTCAAAGGGTTCGTCTGCTTATCAAGCATACAAGAAGAAGCTCTTAACACAAACATATGGCCAAGTTAAAAACTTGTCACCTTATGAAACGATGAGGAGAGCTAACGGATAAGAATGAAATTAGAAATAGTAATTAATAAATTTCTTATCGAAGTTGTAAAACAACTTGATTCTATGAGGAGCACCTACAGGAGGTCTCATCAGTACGAGATACCCGTAGGTAACCCCATAGAAAAAAATATTAAAAAAATTTCTAATCAGCTTGAAAAGTTTAATCGAAATGTGTTAAATGGAAAAACTAAAGATTCGTTGGATGAGGTTAAGAATAAACGAATAAGTCCTCTAATAGGGAGATGTCGAGGGCGGGTATATAGAAAGGAAATGTGGAGGTAATTAATTGATGCTGCTGCATCAGGTTAATTATTTATGTGTAACAATAACAAATGAGGATATATGAAGTATAAGAATATTGATGTAGCAGTCGAAAATCTCAGCGAGTATATAACACCTGCTGAATATAAAGCTACTTATCCTAAATTCTTTGAGTTCTATATTGAAAAATCTAAGGATGAAAAAAGCTTCTTCCTGAAGATTTGGAAATACCGGTTGATAGTATCTGTTGACCGATTAATTCCCGCAAGACTCGCTGGAGTTGAACTTTCTGAAAAAGGTAAGTCAATTTATAAAAAGACTGGTACAAGTACTGTATTGAAACTACTTGACTAGCGTAGTTGTTTTGTAATATAAGAGTTATTATAGGATAAAAATAACAAGCAAGTGGAGGACAATATGACGAACTTTACAGAGGTAGCTTCTCGATTTTTTAGGCTAGCTTTAGATAAGAAGTTCAAAAATGGCTGTAATCTTAACTCAGCGATTTTGTTTGATGCAATCTGTCATTTACCAAGTGATGAAATGACAGTTGAAAATGCAAACAAGAAACTATTTGAGATGTATGGCTTTAAATTTAATTCCGCCACACTCAGTAGGAACAACACTACTTTGATGGAATTAGGTTTAATTAAGTTGGTCGAGTCTTCAGATGACCGAAGATATAAGGAAATAAAACTTGTAGCTCCTAAGGGTGTTCAAGTTAAAAAACTTATGTATTCAGATGGAGAACGAGTGTGGAAATATAAATAATAAGTGAGGTAAATAATGGCAAGACCAGAAGGTAATAAGTGGCGTGCTGACGTTTGCATTAATGGTAAACGTAAAAGCAAAATATGTGCCACTGAAGAAGAGGCTAAAAAAGTCGAGACTGATATAAAGCATCAGTTAATTGATGGTAAGCCTTTAAATAAAGTAAGAGCTTTGACTCAAATAACTCTAAAGGAAGCATTTGAAAATTGCTTAAACAATCGTGAGGTTGGCTGGATTAGAGATGGTGAGCTAACAGCACACGGAAAAAAGCAAAAGTATTATGCTAATGCTTTTTATGAGTTTTTTGGAGCAAATAAATCTTTAAGAGATATTAAGCTAAAAGATTGGTATGGCTTTATAGACCAGTACGGAGATTGGACTGCGACCAATAACAGAAGGGCTTGTTGTATGAATAAGATATTCACTCACGCTTTTGTTAATGGTCATATCACTGCTGACAATCACTTAAAGATAAAGAGGAAAAAAGAAAAGTTGACTAGACTAAAAGCTTACACAAGAGCTGAGGAAGTTTCGATTCTCAACGAATGTGATACGCTTGGTTATCTTGACTTGAAAGATTTTGTAATTTGTTTAATTGATACAGGAGCTTCTCCAGAAGATTTGAGAACTGCTAATCATAAAAACTTATTAAGGAATCCTGATGGTTCAGTTACATTTAATTTCAATAGAGCAAAAACAGGTATTCCTGTTACTGTTGGAACTAGAAAACGAACTCAAGATATACTATTAAAAAGAAGTAACTATCCTCAATTTTTTACATCAAGCTACAGGGTTTTATATAATAAGTGGAATGATATAAGAGAGAGGTTAGGACATTCAGAAGAGAAGGATTGGGTATTTTATACTTGTAGACATACTTGTGCTTCTCGTATGGGTGAAGCTGGATATACTTTGACTGAAGTGGCTGATTGGTTAGGTCACGCACCAAATAGTCCAGTGACAAGAAGATATATTCATTTCTTCCCAGCACATAAAATTAATATTGCTAGGAAAATGGATAAATTTGAAGAAAATCTTAATACAAATAATGTACGACAGATAGGTAAGTAAATATGAAATATTTAGGAAATTATATGGTAGACATAAAGGACTTTAACTACTTTTATATTTACCAATTTCCTATAAAAGTTTCAAAAAAGCTTTGTGCAAATCCAGTGCGGATAATGCACGAAGTGAATTAACAACGTAAATGAGGTAAGGTGTTTGTGGATTATTTACTTGAAGTAGACTTAAAATCTACCTACACTTACCTCATATAGAAAAACACTACTCTAGCGTAGCTAGATTGTAGACAAATAGCGGTGTTTTAACATCGTTCACCTTTTGTCGCAATAAGAACTCTAGGGTAGGAGACTTCTGCACGGATGCACGAGGTCTCTTTAACAATGACATATGAGGTATCAATGCAAAAACTACTAGAAATCGGAAGTAAAGTTAAGAATGTAGCAAAGGGTTACGAAAAAGTTGAAGCTGAGAAAAAGCTTGAACAACAAATGATTAAGAGTGGAATTGAAAGATTTCACCGGAACATTAGAAAATCCAAATCAAAGAAAAATGAAAATACGGGAAAAGACAAAGAGCCAACTGAGAGCACAACAATCTATGGCCAGCAATTATTACAAGAAGCCATAGAACCAGTAAGTATTGCAATCGGTAAATATTTTGATGAAGCTTACGATGGTCATTCTAAAAAATATGCTAAGTCCGCACAATTATTAGCAAAGTGTATTCCTATCAAGGAACTTGATGATGAAAAGCCTAATAAATGGGATGCAGTCAGTTTGATTGCTTTAAAAGCAATATTAGATTCTATTACTCTTGGATGTACTCAAACTAAATGTACTGTAAAAATTGGAAATTCTTTAGAAGATGAAGCAAGACTTAAATTATTTCAAGATAATGATTCTAAGACTTATAGTAAAACCAGACATTATCTGAAAAGTAAAAATGATTATCGCTATAAGAAAAAAGTTTATGTTTATGCGATGAACAAAGAAGAGCTTACTTGGGGTCACTGGCTTAAAAAGCACAAAGTTCAATTAGGATTTACTCTTTTAGATTTAGTAATTCGAGCTACTGATTTAGTTAAATTACAGCGAAGAGTAGAAGGCCGAAGAAATTCACCAGTCTATGTAGAGTGTACTCAAAAAACTATGGATTGGATTGAAAATAAGAAGCTTCATTCAGAAGCACTAAAACCGATGAGAACACCTATGATAATTAAACCGAAGGAATGGTCAAATCCTTTTGATGGTGGTTATCTAACTCATTCATATCAACCAATAACTAAGGAGAAAAAATAATATGCACTATAACTTGTTCAAATCCAGAAGCAGAGCTTATCTGGAGGAAATGAATAACAGAGCTCACGAAATGCCGGAAGTTTATAAGGCGGTAAACGCTATGCAAAATACACCTTTTAAAATTAATATTAAGGTTTATCAGGTAGCTAATACAGTATTTCATAATGGAAGCGTTGTAGGGAAATTACCAAGTACAGAGAATATTCCATTACCACCTAAGCCATACGATATAGCAACTAATAAAATAACTAGAAAACAATGGAAGAGAAAAGCTTCTCAAGTTCATCAAGAGAACGCTGAATTAAAATCTAAAAGATTGTTGATAGATAAGTTGCTCTGGGTTGCTGATGAATATGACCAATATCCTGAGCATTATTATCCTTTGCAGTATGATTTTAGAGGTCGAGTTTGTTGTGTACCAATTTTTTTAAATTATCAAGGTAATGATTTGGCCAAAGCTTTATTGTTATTTGCTGATGGTAAACCTTTAGGAACACCTGAAGCTCTTGATAAGTTAAAAATTCACGGAGCTAATATGTATGGCATGGATAAAAAAACTCTAAAAGAAAGAGTTAAATGGGTAAATGACAATGAACAAGCTATATTAGCTACAGCAAGAGACCCACATAATCATTATGATTTCTGGGCTAAACCTAGTGTTGGTGAACCTTATCAATTTCTAGCATTTTGTTTTGAATATGAAGAATATAAAAGTTCAAGACAAGGTTTAGATTTTATAACTCATTTATCTTGCTTTAGTGATTGTACTAATTCAGGACTTCAAATTTTTTCAGGAATGTTGAGAGATGAAGTTGGAGGTAAAGCTACTAATCTAACTGCTGAAGAAATACCTCAGGATGTTTATCAAGAAGTAGCTAATAAAACTTTAGAATATCTAAAACAAATGGAAGATAGCCCATTAAAGAAGATGTGGCTTGACTATGGAATAAACCGAAAAACAACTAAAAAAGTTACGATGTGTGTTGTTTATGGTTTAACACAATATAGCTGTAGAGCTTATATCCAAGAACATTTAGAAGATATGGTTGAAGAAGGTAAACCTTGTCCATTTTCAAAAGACAAAGAAGAATTTGAAGAGACGGGTATTCCCACTATTTTTCAAGCAACTTATTATTTATCTAAATTAGTCTGGAAGTCTATTGGTGACGTAATTATTTCTGCAAAGGAATGTATGGTCTGGCTTCAAAAAGTATCAAGATTAGTTTCAGATAATGGATTACCCGTTACTTGGACTCTTCCGACTGGCTATATAGTTCAGATGAATTATATGCAAATGAGAAAGCAGAGAATTAATACTCGTATGGGTGAAACTATGAAAACTAAAAAAGTTACTATTCAATTTGAAACAAATAAAATAGATAAGAGAAAAGTTTCAAATGCTATTGCACCTTGTCTAATTCATAGCCTCGATGGTGCAATTTTACAAAAGACAGTTAATTTAGCTTCTAGTAAAGGAATAAAATCTTTTGCTTGTGTTCACGATTCATTTGGAGTTTTAGCACCGGATGTTCAACTTATAAATGATTGTGTGAGAAAATCCTTTGTAGATATTTTTCATAAAGAAAATATATTAGAAGATTTCTGTAAAGAGATTACACCTCAAATTGCAATAAACAAACAACACTTAATACCTGAGCTTCCTAAAATGAGAAACCTTGATATTAGTGAAGTTTTAAAAAGTGACTATTTTTGTTCTTAAACTGCTACGCTAGCGAAATTATTAACTAGACACTTTACGACAATCTAAACATTGTCATTTCCAATAATTACTAGGAGGTACATATAATGGAAAAACCAAAAACGTACACTTCTCCTTTTGGAAAAGCTATTTATCCTCATTTGACTAAAGCAGATGTGAAATGGAAGCCTGAAGGCGAATTTCACGTAGACTTAGAAGTTGATGCAGGTAAAGCTCTTGAACTTGTTACATTAGTAAACAAGTGTGTAGAGAAGGCTTTCTCTGATGAGAAGAAAAAAGGTAAGCGTAAAAACTTAAAGAAGGCTACGCTTCCTTATAAAAAAGAAGATAATAAATATATCTTCAAATTTAAGATGAAGGCGAAAGGCACTAACTCTAAAACTGGAGAAGCCTTTACTCAAAGACCTGCAATTTTTGATAATGAATTAAAACCATTGAACAAAGATTTAATTGTCTGGGGTGGCTCAACTTTAAGAGTGAGTTTCTTTCCGAGAGAATGGTATACGCCTTTATTAGGTGCTGGTTGTTCTCTGAGACTCAAATCAGTACAAGTAAAAAACTTAGTAGAAGGCTCATCTATGAATGGCTCAAGTGAAGGATTTGAGAAAGTAGATGGTGATAGCTCAACTAAGAATGAATCTGATGAAGAAGAAATTTCACAAGAAAACAACTCTTCAGCAGACTTCTAAATTTAAAAGTAAACTTGAGGAAGAGTTTAATAAATTTCTCATACAAAAGAAAATTAACTTTCTTTATGAGAGCTTTACTATCTCTTTCCTCAAGCCTTCTAAGGCTTCGAGGTATACGCCTGACTTTAAATGCTTATCAATAATATTTGAAACTAAAGGTCATTTCGTTACTGCCGATAGGAAAAAGCATTTACTTATCAAAGAACAATATCCTAAATTGGATATTCGCTTCGTATTTTCAAATTCCAAAAATCGCATTGGAAAAAAATCAAAAACAACTTATGCAAAATGGTGTGAGATTAAAGGATTTAAGTATCACTGTATTGCATCAACAAAGAAATTTTTACCTGAAGAATGGGTAAAGGAGATATTAAAAAATCAAAATGAGAAAAGAAACTAAATATATAATTATACATTGTTCAGCAACTAAACCTTCGATGGATATTGGCTTTGAAGAAATAGATAAATGGCATCGAGCTAAAGGTTGGTTTGGCTGTGGCTATCATAAAATTATTCGTAGAAAAAATGGCATAGTTCAACAGGGAAGACCTGACGATGAAGTTGGTGCTCATTGCAGAGGAAGAAATCACGATAGTATTTCAATTTGTATGGTTGGTGGAGTTAAGGAAGATAACATCAAGGAATGGGAAGATAATTATGATGAATCTCAATGGACAGCATTAAAAGAAATAATAATACAATTACACAACAAATATCCTGAGGCAGAAATTTGTGGACATAATAAATTTAGTGATACTAAGAAGTGTCCTTCATTTGATGTAGAAGAATGGAAGAAGATTGAGCTTGATTGGATAGAAGGCGATTTACTTCCAAATGATGAACGAGACTAATGAAGAAGCTACATTCCTTTATTATGAACAGTGTCCTGAATGTAGGTCTAATAATCGTGACAATACTGGCGATAATCTGGCTAGGTATTCGGATGGTCACGGATATTGTTTTTCCTGCCACTACTTTGAAAAGTCAGAAGAAGAAATAAATAACGAATTTCCAAAAGATACAAATATGATTACTGGTGAATATAGAAATTTAACTAAAAGAAAAATTGATGCAAATACCTGTAAAGTATTTGGTTATCAAGTTGGTAACTATAACAATCAACCGGTTCATATAGCTCCTTATTATAATAAAGAACACGAACTAATTGCTCAACATATTCGTTTCCCAAATAAAAAATTTATTTGGTTAGGTGATATGGAAGAGGTCTCTTTATTTGGAATTAATAAATGGAGAGATGGTGGAAAAATGGTTGTTGTTTCAGAGGGCGAAATTGATTGTATGTCAATTAGCAAAATTCAAGGCAATCGTTGGCCTACAGTTTCAGTACCTAGTGGTTCAGCTTCAGCAAAAAAATATATTAAGAAATCATTAGAGTGGCTTGAAAAATTTCAAAACGTAATATTTTTATTTGATTCAGATTCCGCAGGAAAAAAAGCGGCTGTCGAATGTTCAAAATTACTTTCTCCTCGCAAGGCTAAGATAGGTAGACTACCTCTTAAAGATGCTAATGAAATGCTAGTCAAAGAAAGGACTAAAGAATTAGTTGATAGTATATGGGGTGCGTCTACTTATACGCCACAAGGCATTATTACAGGTCAAAAAATAATTGATTTATTCTATCAAAGAAAAAAAGTTAAAAGTGTTCCTTACTGTTGGAATGGATTGAATAAAAAATTAGGTGGTATTAGACTTGGTGAATTAAATTTAATATGTGCAGGTACAGGCACAGGAAAATCAGCAGTTTGTCGTGAAATAGCTTCACACTTATTATTACAAGGTCATAAAGTTGGATATATCGGTTTAGAAGAAGGCGTTCTAAGAAGCATTGATGGAGTAATGTCAGTTTTAGTAAACGCACATGTTTATAAAGATGAAGTTAGAGATAAAGTTTCACAAGAACTATTAGACAAACAAATAAAATTTATTTCAGACAAAGTATCTTTTTTTGACCACTTTGGTTCAGCAGAAGTAAATGATTTAATGAATAGAATTAGATATATGGTTCAGTCTTTAGGCTGTAAATATATTTTTTTAGACCATATCGGTATTGTTGTTAGTGGAATTACTTCATTAGAAAATTCTGATGAGAGACGTTTAATTGACAATATTATGACGCAACTAAGACAATTAGTTGAAGAATTAAATTGTGCCATGTTTGTTGTTTCTCATCTTCGTAGAACTGAAGGAAAAATTTCACATGAAGAAGGATTACAAGTAAGTCTTTCACATCTTAGAGGGTCACATTCACTAGCAACTTTATCCAATCAAGTTATTAGTTTTGAACGAAACCAACAATCAGAAACAGAAAATAATATTTTAACTTGTAGAGTTTTGAAAAATAGATTTTCAGGAGATACAGGAGTTGCTTCAA